ATATAAGTTATGGAGATATGGAGATATGTTAGACATCCTGATAACAGTTTGGCGTTGGCACATGTTTATGATGAGAATGTTGAAATAGTTGTTCCAATCTTACCCAGGCCCGACCCAGAAGCAGGTGAATTATTTTTTAAACCAAGAGCTTGGCGATGGTTCGCTAGATTAACACTTGTACACTTTTTTGCGTTATTGGGGTGTGCTCATTTCGTCCATTTACCACTTATAGCATTTGCTCACATGATACTATCCCTAGCAGTTGGAATGACAGTAAATGGACAATATACACCCGTGTTTTTTTTCATTAATTATATGTATTCTTGGTCTGTGTTAAGTTATGGAATTGTGTTCGGAGAAATATATTCCCTCGTTGTTTCATTAATATATATAATTGTATATTCAATAGCTGCCGGGTTTTTTATAAATTAATGTTGTAATATTATATGAATGATAGAAAAGCATTGTTTAAAAAAGCTATGATGAATTTTCAAAACGGTGAAAAAAGAATTAAAAAATTTATTACATCATATTCTACAAAAAAAGGTGTCACATTATCAAAAAATAATTTTAATAATATTTTAATGGCAACAAATAAGTTTCCAAATTTAATGGAAAAAAAGAGACATGTTATAAAAATGTTTTTGAATAAAAAAAGAACACATACATCTGAAAGTATAAAAGCAAGAAAAGAATCACCCAAGAAAAGAAAAAGAACATCTTTTACACCAGAAAAAAGTTGGATTGCTAGGTCTCTCCAAAATTAATTGTTGTAATAAAATAGGTATGAGAGTTAAACTCATAAAAAGCCCAAATTCCAGAAAGAAATATCGTGTGATTTTTGAAGACGGGGATACAGTTGATTTTGGTGCTAGGGGATACAGTGATTTCACCCTCCACAAAAATCCCCTCAGAATGCGTTCATATCTCATCAGACATGGCGCCTCACCATACATCTCAGCGTCCCTCAAAAAAGAAAAGAACCCAAAGCGTGTTTTAAATGGTTTATTGAATGTTTCCAATTCACATCTTGAAAATTGGAAGCCTTCAGGAATAAAAACTGCAGGGTTTTGGTCTCGTTGGCTCATTTGGAGTGTTCCATCTATGAATGGTGCCAAAAAGTTAATGAGTAAAAAGTTCAATATCACTTTTTATTAAAAATGTTTTCCAACCAACTTGGTATTTCATTGGTTTTAGTTCCACTTCTAACACGAATGTATTTATGCGCAAATGGTTTTTTTACACTTTTAGATTCGCGCACTGGAGAACTATTTATATTTGCAGGTTCTGGTGTTTTTTGTCTTATAGAACGAGCAGTGCTTCTAGTTGGGGACAATGGTCTAGATTTCCTAGATGCCGATGATGTACTAGGAGATGGTTGTGATATATTGTTAAATTTTGCCTGTTTTAATACTTTACTTATTTCACTATTTTTACTTACTGTATTTTTAGAAGAATTCATATACTAATTATTTATATTTTTATAAATCAAGTTTATTCATAGATGTTAAAACAATCCACATAACACCAATACATGATACAAGTGTCCCCGCAACACCGTTCAATATCATAATTTTTTTTGTGCTATGTGGAATAAATCCTAGAAATGCAGCAAGAATATACATACTCATTATAGAAGTTATTGTAAAACCAAACATATACAATAATAAGCGCAATGTATCGTTTAGAAATAGAACCGGGAGAATATATACAATACCACTTAACCCTGATACACCATGAACTACACCTACTATATAAGCACTTCTTGTACTGTCTGAAAATGTATCACCAATTCTCCATTTTTTAAATTTAATCCATAATGTTTCTTTGAATATAATTCCAGAACTATCTTCGTGTGTATGACACATATTATGTTCATGAGCTTCGTTGTGTGCTTCTGACACGGGTAATACAGATATTGGTAATCCATCACTGGGATGAGGAACTGTTTGAACATTTCCATTTTCCAAATGTATTTTCTTTTTTTGTTCCTTGACTCTCCATTTATGAAGAGAAACTAGAGATGTTATTCCAATTGTCAACATCATTGAACCCACAATGTAATCACTCGCTGTCGCAACTTTTTCAACTGGAATTGAATTCTTAAAAGCCATAAAAATAGCAGTCATCGAACCAAGACCCAAAGTGTGTCCAACCCCCCACCTAAGCCCCTGCAATGCACATCGATGCCATCTCTTACCAATATTTTCATTATTTATTTGTTCTCTTCTTTTGACTCCTGCAACCAATAATAACAAAGCACTGACATGGTCTGGTCCCAAAATGACATGGGACACTCCCATAAGCATGGAAACACAAAATACACCCCATGAAGATAAATTTGATATGTTTTGTAAATCTACCATTTCTTAGAATAAATTGGTATAAAGGCTTTAAGTTATAAATTAAATAATGGAAGTCATAAAAAATTTAATTTCAAGAGACACTGCAGAAATACTTGGACAGGCTCTTTTATTTTCAAAAATAAATGACAAAGACCCTAAAACAGATGACTTACTTGTTCAAAATGCATATTCGCGTTATGGACACTGTGTAGGGGAATCACTTTTATTACACATCCAACCTAAAATAGAAGAATTAGTTGGTTTTAAAATTTTTCCAACATATTCATATTATAGGGTTTATGAATTAGGGCATGAAATGCCAATACATACAGATAGAGATTCATGTGAAATATCTGTTTCAATGACACTAAAATATAATAAGACAAATTGGTCTATAAAGATAGAAGATAGAGAAATATATTTGGAACCTGGGGACGCCTTAATATATAAAGGAAGAGAGTTTCCTCATTGGAGAGATACATATGAAGGAGAAGAAGGTTCTTATTTAATTCAAATATTTATGCATTATGTAGATTCTGATGGGAAGTTTTCACATCTTAAATATGATGGTAGGAAAGGGATAGGTGTTGATTAGCGTCTTGGACCTGGTCCACTTCTAAGAACTCGAACAGTAGAGCCATCTACAATACCATTTCCCAAAACAGTTCCGTTTGAAAGGTCTGCCCCCTGGAAGTGTAAACGATGGGTGTTCCAGTCGATTGGTTTAGCACCACGAATTATTAACTTAAGTGTATCAATGGTGTCAGTGGAATCCGCTTCAATCTCAAATGGTTTTGATTGTAGAGTTTGAACAACTATACGCATTGTATAGTATATCATATTATTTTTTTCAACTCCTTAAGACCACCTATGTATTTATAATTTTTAAAAATAAGTGGGGCTGTGTTATGTTTATTCTTTTCTGAAAGAAGACCTAAATTTTTCAAACTTTTTATGACCTTGTCTTTTCCACCATAATTATCAAAGTCAATTTTCTTGACTTTTTGATTCTTGTCTTTTAACATTTTTAATGAAACTTTACAGAAAGGACACCAAGTATAATGGTATACTAACCACATTTTGTAATAAATAAATATTTAATTATTACAAAATGAGTTATTGGATGAATTTAACAAAGACATCTAAAAACCAAGCAAAAAAGACTAGGAAAAGTCTAGAAAAACAAACTACTGACGCCATGGAGACTGTAAATAAATTTAAAAAGAACCCAAATAATAAACCAGAATCAAAAGAGCTCAAATTGAACAAGAAAAAATTCAAGTAGTTCTGCGTTTTTTGGTGGGTCTACTAGTCGATGGGGAAAACATTATATTTAAATTTTTAGTTAATGCACTCTTTTTTTCGGTTAAAGTTTTATTATTATTGTTCACAAGAGATTCAACTAAAAGAACTGTGTTTAGTGAATTAACTTTAACATTTTTGTTTTTTTCATATTTTTTTATGTGTTCAACGAGTGCGCTGAACTGTCTTTCTTTTTTAATCATTTTCATTAATTTCGTTTTTGGTATTAATGGTGGAAGAATAAAATTTCTATTGTTCACCATTTATATTATAAACATATATATTAGTAAAAGTGCTCTGTGCGATAAATCTTAGCTTCATATTCATTATCCTTACCTAAAATAGAAAGTCTTTCACCTCCATACAACTCTCTACATCCAACACTTGAATCCATGCAGTCCCTGTCATCATATGAAATTGGGACTGGATAGATATTGTTTGACCCGGGGGAACCAGTTGTGGTATAGTAATTGTAACTGTCTCTTCTCCCGAATACCTCCTTCCCGTAGAGGGGTAAAGTATCATTTGCTTCTGAATCAAACAACAAACCAATTTGTTGTGTTTGTCCAGGTTTCCATATTTTTAATGGGGGCCCACGAAATTCACGCGAATCTCTTATATCGGGGCGTTCTTTTTCCATGTGTCTTTGCCATCTATCAACTGGGACAACATTTACATCAGCTGGTGCTTCCATTTGAACAATCATTGGTTTTTTATCAAATACACCTGCAAGATATAATATTATAAATGTTGAAGCAAGAGTTAATAAAAAATACATAATCATGCTTGACTGTTTCTTGCTGAACTTCTTCATCGTTATACTTACTTAAGATTATTATTTAAAGAAAATAATGTTCTTTAATTAAGGCATGAAGATATTAGGTATAGATATAGGATATCACAATCTAGCTTTAGTTTTAGCTGAATGTAGTAAAACTGAAGTTAATATTATTGATTGTAAAAAAGTTTCATTAGAAGATTACAAATATATAAAATCTAATGATATTGTTGATTTAGTTCCATTGATGATGGATGAACATAAATATTTATTTAACCAGGCACATCAAGTAATTATTGAAAGACAACCACCTGGTGGTTTTACAAATGTTGAGTGTCTTATTAATTATATTAGTCGTCCCAAATCTATTTTGATTTCACCCAATGCAATGCATGCATTTTTTGGTTTTGGACATTTAGATTATGAAAATAGAAAACACTATACAGAAAAAATTGCGTTTCAATATTTGAAAGATAACGAATATTATATGAAATTAGACAGAAAACATGATATAGCAGATGCAGTTTGTATGATTTTATTTCAAAATCATAAGAATACACAATTATTTAAAAGAAATGATTTAATTGAAAGATCAGTTTTCAGCGAATTCCTTTATACGAAGCCTACCAAGCCTCCATTGGGTGAACATCCAAAGGAGGAAAAAAATAGTTTTAATTAATTCTTTTGATTTATTGTTGTCAAGTTTATAAATTGGACTAATTATTTGTGAAGTAAAAGTTTCTGAAGAATCTTTACCAGTTATTTTAGCTTCTAACTGCGTTAAAGCACAAGTATCATCATTCATCATCCAGTGGAAAAATATAATAACCATAATGATTGAAAAAGCCCTTAATTGTCTGGGCTGTCCCACAAATGGTATTAATATCCCTGTAAGAAGTATTATTAGATGAACTAGGAAAATAATGTTCATTTAATATAACTCAGAAAAGAATGATGGAGCAGGATAAAAAAATTGCTGCGCGAACAAGAGAGTGGTACCCCGCCCAAGAAAAAATATTAAAAACTTGGGGTGAGGCTGCTGCGTGTTATAGATTCATGAATTACAAAGCATTTTTGATGTACAAAAAATCATCAATGCGTTTTACATTACCTGTTATTGTTTTGTCAACTATCACAGGTACAGCCAACTTTGCACAAGAACAATTTCCAGAAAGTATTAGGCCTATGGTTCCCTCTATTATAGGAGGTATGAACCTTATTGCGGGTCTTATTGCCACTATCATGCAGTTTTTGAAGATTAACGAACTCATGGAAAGCCATCGCGTTGCTTCCCAGTCATACGGTAAATTGTCAAGAACTATTCGTTTAGAATTGTCTTTGCCATTGAGTGAGCGTTCAATGGATGGAAGAGACATGGTAGAGTTAATGCGTGCGGAATATGACCGTTTGATAGAACAGTCTCCACCAATCCCAACACCCGTCTTAGATCAATTCGAGAAGGAATTCAAGGATTCCAAGATTTTCAAACCAGAAATTATGCATATTCAACCAATTGATCCATTCAAGGCGATTATGAATACTGCGACAAAAGCAAAACAGATTTTCAATGAAAGTAAAATGAAGGACGAAGTTGTAGAAGCATTGGGTGGTCAGTTGAGAAAGAGACTCCCATCTCCAGCGTCCCAAGAAACACCAGCGACCAAATCAGTTAAGGAAGAATTAGAAGACTTGAAGAAGACTGGTTTTGTCTCTCTCCAAGGCAAGGTTATGCAAGAGTTTAAACAAAAAACTGAACGAATGACTGGCCAAGAATTAAAGGAGGTTGTCACCGAAGAACCTACTGAAGAACCCCCGAAAGAAGATTAAGAATGTAAATAAGTAATATCAAAACCATGATATTGAATAGAACAAAACATGCAATGTATGGTGCTATTTTCCTTTTTAAAGGTTTGAGCACCTTTTCATTTAGAGCTTTGTTCTCTAAAGCCATATCAATAGCCTGATTAGTGAATTCATCGATGGATCGGTTCATTAAAATACACTCTGAAAATATTTCGGGTAAAAAGTCAATGCACACAAAGGAAGAAGAAACACTTAGAAAACTAGTAGGGGAGAACAAAAATATTTTTATAAGTGGGCCTTCAGGTGTTGGTAAGACTAATTTAGTAAAAAATGTTTTAAATGGAACTAAATATTTTGAACTAGATAGTCTGACTCTAAGATTTTATTATTTATGTGGAACAGGTATATCTCATATTTTTATAGATAATTATGAAGATGACATAGCGTTTAAAAAAATAATAGATGAAATATCTGAAGGAATTAAAAAAACAAATGGAGCAGTCATTGTTGAATCCCAAAAGTTTCACTTGATTCCAAATTTTGAAAACATTATATTACAAAAACCGAGTGTAGAACAGTTGTTAGATTTGTTAGATGAGGGTGATGATTTAGAATTGAATAGAGAAAATGCAGTGCGATGTGATGGAAATGTTAGGGAATTTATGATGTATAAAAATATACCGATTACGACAGATAAATTTTTTACGACAAAGGGGTATATAACAGATATATTATGTTCCCTAGACTCCATAAAAGTAAAGGACACACTTCAAGAACATGGTAGTTTTTGGGATGCCATTCATGAAAATTATTTAGATTCTGAGGGATGTAATTATGTTGAAATAATGAATTCCTTATCTCTTGCGGAAGCACACGACATCATGATATATGAAGGAAATTGGGAATCGATGAGATATTT